GGTAGCTGCTTTGGAAGAAGAAGTACAATTAGAATCTTATGGAGGTTATCCTGAGAGTGCTTCTAACAATGCTAAATTAGGTATCAAACGAAATAAGGAATTAGGTAATAAATGCGCAACTCAGGTAGGGAAAGTAAGAGCGCAACAGCTCGCAAGGAAAGAGAAATTCACAGTACCAACCCTGAAGAGAATTTACAGTTACCTAAGCAGAGCAGAAGCGTATTACGACCCAGCAAAGCCAGAGGCTTGCGGTACAATAAGCTATCTTCTATGGGGAGGTAAGTCAATGAAAAATTGGGTAGAGTCTAAGCTAAAAGGGTTAGATGAACTAAGCCTTAATGAAGATAAGGTGGCTATTATGGGCGATCTTGCCATTATAGATGGCAGACTCGCCTATTCAACAGTAGCTGCAGCAGAATTAGCTGCTAAAGATATTAAGTGTGAGGGATATCATACTCATGAGCTTGACGGTAGAGAATGGTATATGCCATGCTTTCAACATACAGATATGACGAGTCTTTGTTGGGAAGGTTATCAACAAGACGGTTGGAAGATGAAAGATGGAAAGAGAGTTCCTAATTGCGTTAAGAAGAAATGAGAAGAAGTCCAGGCAGACATTCATGGAGCAGAACAAGTCCGAGAGATAGTAGGAGGGCTTGTTTATGTGCTAATGGACTATACAGCAGAAAATGCTGTAAAGGCAAAATGATTAATCAGGGTATAGGTAGAATATACTCAGACGGTCAAATAGACACAATAATTAAACGACCTCCAAGAGCGTTCTCAGAGGGTTTTAGTAACGGATTTGAATAAATAAGATATGGCTGATAGTAATATAGATATTAAGGCATTAGGGGAAGCTAATTTAGCTAACAACAACAATGGAGACATTACCCCTCAAAAGATGAGAGAACTCTTTGGTGATATGCTTAATCACTTAGGAGGTAACTTGTATTATACTAATGCTGCAGGAGCACAAACTATCCCTGCTGATGTAGAGACTAAGTTAACGGGAGACTTTAATACGACAGCCTATAAGGTAACTGCTTATAGACCTTGGTATGTAAATGCAGACTATCTAATTGGAGCAGACTCTCTGATCCAATTAAGAGACTTTAAACCTGCAAGTTTTGTTTCTATGCGTTTTGAAGTAGGTCTTACTGTTGCTGCAAACTCAGAGGTACAGATTATTGCAAGAGTAAGAAACTCATCAGGAGTAAAAGTATTTGATATCAATGTAGAAGACCTGTTCTTCAAGAAGTCTATAACAAGAACGAAGACATCAAACTTCTTCTTCTTTATGGATTCAGATATTGAGAACGGCACAATAGAACTTATTGTAAGTGCTGATTCCGAAACTCAAGCTACTTGGCAATCATTCTTGATTGACGCAAGATAGTTGAAAATACAACAGAATGTTTAATCAATAGTTAACCAAATATAAATTAAGTATTTATGAAAGCAACTGAAATCGTGGACAAACTAAAGTCTGTCCTTCTTTCTGCTGAGGAGCCACAAGTTGAGCCTGCTGAAGAGCAAGTTGAACTTGCTGCTGAGGAAGTGGAAGTAAACGAACCAGTCGAGTTAGGCCAAGAAGAAATGGTTGAAGACGACATGGAAGAAAAAGAGGTGGTAGAAGTAGAATATGTTAGCAAGTCTGACTTCGAAAGTGCTATCGCTGAAATTAAAGCTATGTATGATGCATTAGCTGAAAAGATGTCCTCTGATGAATTAGAGGAGCAGATCGAGGTTCCAACCGAAGATCTTGCAAAAGAAGAATTATCTGCTCAAGAGCCAGGTGCTGAGCCAATCTCACACTCTCCTGAAGTAGAGCCGACAATCAAAAGACAAGTCTTAGCTGGCAATAAGCCACGCAATACTATGGCTAACGTCTATGAAAGAATGTTTAACAAGTAATTTATTTAAATAAAAATGGCAACTACAATCACAACAACTTATGCGGGCCAGTTTGCAAATCAGTACATCTCGGCTGCGCTACTTTCAGGTAAGACCCTGAGCGATGCTGCTATCAGCATTAAACCAAACATCAAGTACAAAGAGGTAATCAAAACTGTTTCTACTGCAAGCATTATTGGTAATGCTGCATGTGACTTTACAGATGCTGGAGACGTTACTTTAAACGAGCGTATTCTTCAGCCTGAGGAGTTCCAAGTAAACGTAGAGCTTTGTAAGAAAGACTTCCGTTCTGACTGGGAGGCTGTACAAATGGGTATCTCTACTTTCGATCAACTTCCTCCTTCTTTCGCTGACTTCCTAATTGCTCATGTAGCTGGGAAAGTAGCTGAGAAGACTGAGCAAAACATTTGGGGTGGAGTTAACGCTACTGCAGGTGAGTTTGACGGATTCACTACTCTTATGGCTGCTGATGCAACTGTAAACGATGCTGCTAACGGAGCTGAAACTTCTTTCACTGCTTCTAACATCATCACTCTATTAGGAAACGTAGTAGACTCTCTTCCTTCTGCAGTTTACGGTAAAGAAGACCTTACTATCTATGTACCAACTGTAGCTTTCCAAGCTTACGTTCGTGCTTTAGGAGGATTTGTTTCAGGTGGACAAGGTGCTGCTGGGGTTAACGCTCAAGGATCACTTTGGTATAACAGCGGCAACGCTCTTTCATTCGAAGGAATCAAAGTTCAGCTTGCTCCAGGTATGCCAACTGACCACATCGTAGCAGGTCAAGCTTCTAACCTTTACTTCGGTACTGGTCTATTATCTGACCACAACGAAGTTAAAGTTCTTGATATGGGAGACCTTGATGGATCACAAAATGTTCGTGTAATCATGCGATTCACTTCAGGAGTACAGTACGGAATTGGTTCTGACCTTTCTCTATTAACTCTTGCATAATAAACAAATTGTCTAACTGAAAAGGGGTAGGTAAGCCTTAGAGCCTACCTACCCTTTTTTAATATAAAATATCAAACTATGGCTTGTGACATTACATCGGGAAGAGCATTACCTTGTAAGGATGGTATAGGTGGTATCAAGAATGTGTACTTTGCTAACTACGGCACTGTTTCTGCTACGGAAGAGGCGGATGACTCTGTTTTAGCAACTGCATTCACAGGAGATACTTTCTATAAGTATGACATCAATAATGGTGCTTCTTCTTTAACACAAAACATTCAATCTAACAGAGAGAATGGAACTACCGCTTTTGAGCAGGTATTAGAGCTTACTCTACCAAGATTAAGCAAAGAGGATAACTTCGAAATCAAGCTTATTGCTTTCGGAAGACCTCACATCGTAGTAGAAGACTACAACTCAAACTTTTGGTTTGTTGGTAAAGAAAATGGTGCTGACGTAACAGGAGGTACTATCGTAACAGGTGCTGCTATGGGAGACCTTGCAGGTTACACTTTAACGCTTACTTCTATGGAGCGTAAACCAGCTAACTACATTGATGGAGACTTCATTGCTGAAGCTACTATTGTTGAGTAAATAATAGTTCTTGCAAGACAATAAGAGCAGCCCCGTAAGGCTGCTTTTTTTGTATATAATGAAAACAAAAACAAAGGTATTTAGTTACCCTATTGTGATACGAATTAGACCAATACAAACAGCACAAACATTCAGCATCATACCTTCATCGTATGCTGCTGCTGATTTAGATGCAGCAAGCATTACGTTTGTGGAGAATGGTACAGATATAGCTGATCCATCGCCAAGCTTTACTTGGGCGGAGTCAGCTAACACCAACTTTATTGAAGTTACATTCACTCCCTCTTTAACATTGAAGGAGGGTCAAATATACACGCTAACAATCAAGTCTGATACAGACATCTATTACAGAGACCTTGTATATATTACAAGTGAAACGAGTAAGAAAGATGTGTTTACGTTGCCTGATAATTATGACGAGTATAATCCAGGCAAGACAGAATACATAGTAATATAATATGGCACGAAGCAGAGTAAAATTAGTAAACACTACGCAGGAAGTAAAGAAGTACAAGGATAGTATTAAGGTAGTAAACCTTAGTGGCTATCAGTCTCCTGAAGTAGTAGAACAGCACAATAAAGAGTGGGTGCTGTATTTAAATGGAGAAGATGGTCAAGATTACTTTGATGGTCTTATCGAAAACTATTTAGGCAGCCCAACTAATTCATGCTGTATTAATGGTATTACAGAGATGATCTACGGTAGAGGATTAGATGCTACTGATAGTTCTGAAAAGCCAGGCATGTATGCTAAGATGAAGCTTCTATTGAAGCCTCGTGAAATGAGACGGGTAGTAAATGACTATAAGCTTCTTGGACAAGCTGCGGTACAGGTTATCTACAATAAGCAAAAGACTGCAATCACTAAGGTGCTTCATTTTCCAATGGAGACCTTGAGAGCAGAGAAGGCTAAGGCAGGAAAGATAGAGGCTTATTACTATCACCCTAAGTGGAGTGAATTAAAGCCTTCTGATAAGCCTAAGCGTATTCCTACCTTTGGTAATGGAGGTAAAAATGAACTTATTGAATTATATGTATTTAAACCATACAAATCAGGCTTTTATTACTATTCACCCGTTGACTATAATGGATGTTTACAATATGCTAAACTTGAAGAAGAGGTTGCCAACTATCACATCAACAATATCCAAAACGGTCTCCAACCTTCGCTTTTGGTTAACTTTAA